CCATCACTTTACCAAAACATATTTTAGTGAGACAAGAGAGAATTGTACATATACCTTTCACTAGATATTTTCCAACTTCTAAATATGAGATAAATGCTTCTTCATTTAATAAAAATACAAAAAAGAGCCGTGGTAACGAACGGTTAGTGATTAATACTGATAATTTTTTTGACAAGGTTTATAGATATGCGTTAAAATCATTCACCAATCCTAATATTATTGATTTAAAATGGTACAAAAATGTTACAGAATATTACAAAAAGCTCCAACCATTAGAATTGTATACAATTTGGGCGTACACAAACAAGGGTGATGTGTATTTAAATCTCTGGGAGCGAAAGTTGCCCATAGATTACTCACGAATTGACATGTCCGTGTTTCTTTATGAGATTATAGAATATCTTGGTATAGCTGGATTTCCGAGGGATATATTCAACACATCTTATGAATATTTTAGTACAGATTACATGCGGTACACGAAGATGAAATCCGCAGATGTATACAAGTTCTGGGGCGTTTTACAAAATTCACCGAGTGAAAGATTTAAACCTTCATTCATAGACACTTTATTGGAAAGAATGTCTATGCGATTGAGTCGTCTTATTCGTAAGGCTCCCATGACAAAAGAAACTATGGTGGTGTATAGGGGGGTGAAGGATAACTTTTTCACGGCCGATGATTTCAAAAAGAAACCGGATGTGAATGAAGTATTCATAAATAAAGGATTCGTCTCGACGAGTTTGGTTCCGATGGTGGCGCGCGATTTCACTGGAGGTTCGTGTTGTTTCAAAGTTATAACTATCCTCCCGGGTACGAGGTGTTTACCCCTATATGGTCTTTCTCAATATTCGGAACATGAAATATTACTCAACAAGAATACTAAATACATTATACGTGATAAATACGTCGCTCATTTACCGAATAGTATTAAAGATTCTTACCAGGTGAACGTAGGTACCCATGATATCAAGATGACAGATATAATAATAGGTTAAAGTATTTTCTAGAAATTGTGGCTATGAAGTTTATTTCATTTTTGAAAAATCGTCTCGAAAATGAAGACCAACAAGTACATGTCTCCTCGTCGGTACGTGAGATGGCTTAAAGTCGTAGGGTCATATACAAATAGAATGGATTTCAAGGCTGTTCAGGATGAAGCTCGTGCTGTCTTTGAGAAGAAGAATGCTGATTATGGGGATGCTTTCGCCAAACATGGTCTCGTAGGTATACTGGTACGGATTCAAGAAAAGATCCAAAGATGTATGAGTATCACGAGTAAAAGTGTACAGCTTGTAGATGATGAATCTCTTCGTGATACACTACTGGATCTTCATAATTATTCTGCGATGGGAATGATGTTAGAGAATAAAAACGATAGCTCACCAAACATGAAACTTCTCATTAAGAAAGTATCACCCGAGGCCATCACCCCCACTCGAGCCTCCCCGGGCTCAGTTGGGTACGACCTATACAGTACCGAAACCATGAGTATCGGAGCCCACGAACGGGGTATTGTATGCACTGGTATCGCCGCCACCATTCCAATGGGTGTGTATGGCCGCATTGCTCCTCGTTCTGGTCTCGCTGTAAAACATGGTATTCAAACAGGCGCTGGTGTCATTGATCCTGATTACACGGGTGAGCTCAAAGTCATACTGTTTAATCACGGGACCGAAAGGTTCGATATTAAACAGGGTGATAGAATCGCTCAACTCATCTTGGAAAAGTGTGAGACGCCTCTTATCGAAGAGGTTCAGGAAATCAAGGAGACCCAGAGGGGTACGAAGGGTTTCGGTTCTTCTGGGTGTTAGTCCAGGCACATGGTGAACAGTAACCTGTTCTGGAAATACACGATGAGTAAAGATATGATGGTCGGTAACAGCTCGACGCTGAACTTCTTCCTATAAGCAGCGGTGATGAGTAACAAAACCAGGGATATTACAGAAAAGATGGACAGGTATTGAAAGTACGGACAGAACTTTTTTTTATCAGAGAACTTCTCAAACATTTATAATAAATAAATATTTTAATTTCCAAAAGCAACACCAGCCATACCATTCTTCACTCTCAGAATGTTATAGTTGACTGCGTATGTCCTGGTCAATTGGGAACCGGAACCACCACTGGGGGTTTTAAGGGACAACTTGGCGTTATCGATACGCGAGAAATTGAGTGTACCCGAGGGCTGCGACTTGTTCATGTTGAGACAGAATGGCCAAGTGTACAAGGGGGCGGAGTCGATAGTCGAGGGAGGGAGATTGGATGTGTGCATCTCTGGCACCACGTTGTGATGAAACGTGCTGGACATGTCCTCGAAGAGTGGGTTCCCATTGATGTACAGAGTTGCCGTGTCAAAAGTGTACCTGTCAGACCAAGAGGTGCCGTTCACATCGGAAGACACGAGATGAATAGCTTTGACGGGGTGATTAAAGTAGGTCAGATCGATGTCCACATCACTATTGTTCATGGGTTGATACTGGACCTGTGTAATGAGGAGTTCGTGCTCAGCCTCGACGAAATGATTGCGCTCATCGGTATCGAGATACACGTACGTTCCGTAAACCTTGGGTGTGGCGTCGGGTGTGAAATTCGAGCGGCACTTGATGCGAATCTCGACGGCATGGTATTGAAGTCCAACGAGGGGCAAAGACTTGGTCCAATCTTCACTGAAGAAGAAGGGGATCATGTAATAGTCGGCACCTGTACCCGGTGCGGAACTCGCCCTGGCGTTGTCACTCACCTCACCTGTGGTGACGGTGCACGAGGTCTTTGATGAAGTGTCTTTATACAGAATATTGTGCACACCCTGGATGAAAAGTGCATCGAGCTTGCATACCTCCTGTCCACCGATGAAAAGGCTAAACTCGGTGGTGTCGGTCTGCCCGGACGAAAAGAGACCGTTGCCATTAGTGAGCACGTTGGAGATGTTGGGAGCCTCTATCCATACGTAACTGAGGAGGTCCCCCTTGGAACGAACGGGGATTGTGACTTCGTTACCGGCGTCGAATGTGCCAATGTAATCCATACGCTCCGGCTTTATGGCAAAGTTCGTATGGCGCTTGTAGTTTTGTCGGAAGAAAGACACCTGGGGATCACCCGTGATATAGGCATCCTGGGCACCCTTGGCGACAAGATCAATCAGTGCAGCAGACATTTATTAATAAATGATATTAAAAATTGGCGGCGAAGATGCAGTAAGTGAATATGGTGCGGTTCCAAGCGCTCACCTGGGATGCTTGTGATGAGGATGACGAACACATCATCAGGATTTTCGGAAAGACCCTCGATGGTAAATCAGTCTGTGTGTCGACTTCGTTCACACCATACTTTTTCATCAAGATTCCCAAGGGTACCCTCAAAGATGCGATGATCGCGTGTATTTCAAAAGTGTGTCCAGATGTCATTTCCCACTGTGATGTCGTCAAGGCGAAGGATGTGTGGGGTTTTCAGAATGGCGAAGAGTGCTTATTTCTTCAGGTATTCTGTCACAACCTGGGTATGCGTCGTCGTTTGGGGTACAGGCTTCGAAAGCCGGTAAAGGGCCTGGATAAAAAACTTCACATTTACGAATCAAACGTCGACCCTGTTCTTCGTCTCATGCATCGCACTGGTATTCAGTCTACTGGGTGGATAGATACATCTGGTGCTGAGTGTACCCGCACGTATCACACCACCGCGGACATCGAATTGAAATGTAAAGAGTGGAAGGATCTCAAACCAATCGATACTACGGACATTGCACCATTCGTGGTGGCCTCTGTTGATATCGAGTGTCATAGTTCTACCGGAAAGTTTCCTGACCCAACGGTTCCTGGAGATGTGTGTTTTCAAATCGCCATATCGTTGGTTCGTTTCGGTTGTGATGAACCCTTCGATAAAACATGTCTGTGTTACAAAAAAACTGACCCATTACTCGAGGGGTGTACCATCAGAAGTTATGACACGGAACGTGAAATGCTCATGGCGTACACGGAGTATTTACATGAACACGATGTGGACATCATCACTGGTTGGAATATTTTTGGTTTTGATTTGGAATACATCATGGAGCGTGCCATGAAGACCCAGTGCCCCCTGGACTTTTTCAATATGAGTAAAATCAAGGGGTACACGTGCAACCTTTTGCGTAAAAAGTTATCTTCGAATGCTCTCGGGGATAATGAACTAAAAATTATTCCCACCCCTGGTCGATTTATTTTTGATATGTTTCATGAAGTGAAGAAGGAGTATAAACTCGATTCGTACAAACTGGACAATGTTGCAAAGTTGTACCTGGGTGATCAGAAGATTGATATGCCTCCCAAAGAAATGTTTGCTCGATTCATCGAGGGGGATCCCGTCAAACTCCGTGAAGTGGCGGAATACTGCATCAAGGATACTCTTCTGCCTCATAGACTTTTGACAAAGTTGAGCACACTCATGAATATGTTGGAGATGGCGAAAGCGACGTGGGTACCATTGAACTACCTTGTGGAGCGCGGTCAGCAGATTAAGGTGTTTAGTCAACTCACGAAAAAGGCGCGGGAGATGGGGTATAAAGTGCCAACTTTTGATTATGGATACACGGATACTACGGGGTATGAAGGAGCGACTGTACTCGAAGCGCAAACAGGTGCTTATTATACACCCATCACAGCTTTGGACTTTGAGGGGTTGTATCCATCCATTATGATGGCCCACAACCTATGTTATTCTTCACTCGTGATGGATCCCAAGTATGATAATATACCTGGTATCACGTACGAACGGTTTGGGAATCATACGTTTGCTCAAGGTGTACCCAGTCTTTTGCCGAGTATTCTAGCAGAGTTGAAACAATTTCGCAAGCAGGCGAAAAAGGATATGGCCAAGTCTACTGGCGCGACCAAGCAGATGTTCAACGGTAAGCAGTTGGCGTATAAGATTTCCATGAACTCCGTGTACGGTTTCACAGGTGCCTCGAGAGGTATGCTTCCCTGCGTCGCCATCGCGTCTACCGTGACAATGAAGGGTAGAGATATGATTGATGAGACGAAAACCTATGTAGAGAAGAACTTCCCGGGTGCTAAAGTGAGATATGGCGACACGGATTCGGTGATGGTGGAGTTTGATGTGGGTGGTCGTAAGGGTCAAGAGGCTATCGAGTACAGTTGGGAGCTCGGTGAACGCGCAGCCGCGGAGTGCACCAAACTTTTCAAGGCGCCTAATAACCTCGAGTTGGAAAAGGTTTATTGCCCCTATTTCTTGTACTCGAAGAAACGATATGCCGCCAAGTTGTGGACCAGGGGTAAGGATGGAAATATGCACATGGATTACATAGACGTGAAGGGGTTACAACTCGTGAGACGAGACAACACCCCGCATGTCCGAGAAGTCTGTAAAGAACTTCTGGACGTCGTGTTGGAGAGTAGCGACACCGTGGCTCCGAAGGCACTCGCGCGAAAGCGAGCCATCGAATTGTTAGAGGGCGAGGTACCCAACGAGAAGCTCATTCTTTCGCAGCAACTGGGTGATTCTTACAAGTCAGCAAACTTGGCACACGTGAGGGTCCGTGACAAGATGAAGTTGAGACAGCCCGGTTCGGAACCACAATCGGGTGACCGCGTGCCGTATCTTCTCCTGGACACTGGTGATCCCAAAGCAAAAGCTTTTGAAAAATCTGAAGATCCCGGGTACACAAAAGAAAAGGGTCTCAAAGTGGATTATGTCTATTATTTCAAAAACAAGTTTCTGAATCCCGTGTGTGACCTTCTGGAACCCCTGTTTACCAACCCAAAGGAGGAAATATTTGGTGAACTCATTCAAAGGACAAAACCACCTAAGAAGCCGCGGGTGTCGAAAAAAAAGCAGATGTTGGTGAGCGATATATTTAAAAAAGAGACGCCATAGATATATATGGGTATACCTGAAAAGGTGACACTTTTGATTGAAAATGAAGTAGAGAGGCAGACACATGAAAAGTTGTGTGAATTAGTCGTGAAGGTTTCACATTTATATTCGGTACCACTGAAGATTGCGCGTCGGGATCTCTTAGGTAGTGAGTATTGTATGGGTGTGAAGAAGAATGGTAAATTGTGTACGAATAAGAGTGTCAAGGATGGATACTGTTTACATCATGTGAATGATTCACGTCCAAATAAACCTATAGAGATCAAAGACACAGTGAGACACAATCACGTGTACCCATCACCACTCCGAGAGGGATGTCCAGCGTGCGAGTTGTTAAGAAATAGAGAAAGTAATGAGTTTAGAGATTTGTCTACTATTATGTAATAATGAACAAAGCAGATATTCTACTATCATCCATAAATACATTTTACGCTGAACCCGAGAATAGAACTACGCTCATGGAACTTCTCAATAAAAGTGGTGGTATTTCTCTCCGTAATCTTGAATGGTTCATCACGAATTATTCGAAAAAAAACAACCTCGCGTATAAGACGTCTGACGGAAAGATATTTAGTGTACATTGCGCGTACAAGTCGAGTCTCGATGGCTATAGTAAAAAATTATTCGACCCCTTTTGTCGGTCTGAAAAAATAGTCTATAAGGTTCCTGGGACAGATGATGAAATACATACGACAGTGGCGCAGTTGAATTTCATCAAGTGGTGCATCAGAAACAATATTATTGAATATATTCGTAAAAACCATGATATTTTATTTAGTAAGCAAGTGACATGAATCCGTTATCAAACACAAATGTTTGGTATCCCACGTAATAAATGTGCAATGTGTATACTTCAGTGAGACCTTTTACAAGTTGAATATCCAACAAAGTTCTGTTTGATTGTAATTGACCAAAGTCCAAGCTTCCCGATGGTTCCACGTTAATCGGATTCATCGAGAATGCATACGTGTATATATTCCTCATCGGCCTCGCCAACCTGCTATTTAAAGGTACCACGTATTTAAAGAACGCGTGATCAGCGATTGGTATGTTGGGTAAACCCTGACCTTGTACAAAAATCTTTGCACTCTCCATCACGTGTTCGAAGAATGAATTAACTGGTGAATATGTATCATTCGTAGAAAAGTTAAACCTGTTGGCAAAAGAAGCGGGAGATTCACTCTCTTCAAAAGTGGACTTTCTTAGAAACCAATTAATAGTCTTCACAGGAATATTCGGGACGAGTTCTATTTTAACATTGTCATCACCTATGATTGTTTGGGTGGATGGATGTTTTTTCACCACATCAGTGATAAAGATCTGTCTCTGAGTCATGAGATATGTACGCTCTTGGGGTGAAACCGTCATCTCCTCCGTGATGAGGTTAAATCTCTGTAGTGACAGAGGACCTGTGTAATCAGTGAAGAATGATTGCGGACGAAAGACTATTTCAAATTCAATCTTTTGTTTGTGGACTGCGCACGTAGGAAAGTAGGGACGGTTTGGTTTATTTGTACTGTATTCATCACCTTCATATTTCCTCGAAAAGAATAGAGGTATTGGTATCATCAATTCGGAATCTGCATCTACTAAAAACGTATTATCTACTAGTAAAGAGGTATCCTCTGCGAGGTTTCTATTTAACGTGTAACGCTTAGTACGTTTTTCGGATGCGTCTAGATAGAGTTCGTCATATATAATTCCCCAATCATCATGATATTTTTCAACAACTAATTCATCTACCCGCATGGTGACGGATTCTATGAGATGTCTACCTAGTTGATCAGCGAGATCTCCGGAGTCTTCGGGGGCATCATCTGAAAAAGCTGGAAACTCGATGTGTATATACATGTTACTCAACAAATCTCCCATGTTTCTCGGATTCATTGTAACCTTTACAGTTTCCCCAAAAGGCCACGTGGTGTTTGTTTTAGGGTTTGACACCTGTGTATTTCTATGAAACTTTGAAAAGTTTGCATGTTGTTTTGTTTCGTACGTAAAGAGTGAATATTTAGGATCATCCTCCGTGAGATACGTATCCTGTTGTCCGATTGCATGCAGGGAAAGGACAGCCGCAGTGTCTGGTCCCGTGACAATCATATTATCTTACTGTATGCATATTTTTAAATCCATTTTCCACATGTCAGATACTGATGTTCCCATGAGCGTTTTGTATTCATCCTCCAATTGTTTCGACTCTTCATTGAGTGCCAGCACCGCCTCTTGAGTGTACTGATACGTCTTGATGTGCAAGAGATAGTCGAAAGAGTCGTTGAGTTTGTCAAAGAGTGGTTCCATCTCAGACTCCAATTCCTGTTTTTTCTTCTTGAAAACAATCAACTTTTCGTTGATGACCATATCCACAAACTTGGCCATGTTGGTGTTCCTCTTCATCTTTTGTTCTAGCACCTGAATCATATGCGCTTTCCTCTTCTTGTATGTATCCAACCTGATCTCAACAAAGTCCCTAAGAATATCTTCTGGTGAATCATACTTGTGGATACCCTTGGTAGGATGGAAGAGATGCATGTTCGTCATGTGGAACGTCTTCTGTAGTTTGAAGTCCTTCACGGGATCCTTACCCTCATAACCGATGATTTCAAAATCAACCTTATCAGTCGTACTGTTATTCGTGTAATTTTGAATAATCTTCTTTTCGACGAGAGTATCAAGATCCTCTTTGAAATCCTGAGTCCATCGTCCGGGTGGGAGTTCGGTCACCTTGAGTGTTTTTCCCTTGAATGACCAGATACCCTCAGCCACCCACGGCGCCCCCGATGATCCTGAAAAGATGCGACCATTGAAACCCCTAAACCAGGGTTTCATGGGTACGAGGTCCTCATTGTTGAGCAAGTGATCAATGTTGTCGCGGATATCCTTGGGGTTAAACGGGGGTACGTAGCAGCTGAAACCAGTTCCGATACCCTCCGTTCCATTGACGAGTACAGTTGGTATGACGGGTACAAAGTGATCAGGCTCTATGCTCTTCCCATCGTCGTCGAGGTACACGAGTACCGCGTCGTCCCTCTGGTCGTACAGCTGCCTCGCTTGTTTCGTCAACTTTGTGAAAATGTACCTGGGCTGACTCGCATCCTTACCACCCATGATGCGAGACCCAAACTGACCACACGGTTCCAAAAGATGAATATTGTTGGAACCCACGAAACTCTGGGCGAGCTTTACGATCGTATCAGCCAGAGACACTTCACCGTGGTGATAAGACGTCTTCTCAGACACATAGGCTGCCAGCTGCGCCACCTTCATCTCAGATGTCAGGTTCCTGGCGAAGCACGCGTAGAGCACCTTGCGCTGGGAAGGCTTGAGGCCGTCGCATACATGGGCGATAGACCTCTTGAGGTCCGCCAGACTGAAGTTGACCAGATCCTTGTGCACAAAGTCCGTGATACCCAACTTACCGATAGACCCATAGGCCACCTCGAGTTCCGAGGGTTTCTTCCCCGTGGAATCCAAAAGCCACTTCTTTCGATCATCCGCCTTCGTCTTGTCGAACGCCAGAACCACAGACTCCGTGGTGGTCTCATCTGGATCGAAGCGTACCGTGAGGTCCCCGATCATCTTGAAGTATTCACGAGCCTCTGCTGACGTGGAGGTACCCAGACCCTTGTAGTACTTAATCTTCCAACCGGGTTTTCCCTCCCCGTACCAATCTCTGAATGTCGAATCGGTGTAGAAAGACTTCACGGTACCACCCTTGGTCGCCTTGATAATGGGCGTCACCATACTCACCACGAATCCAAGGTCCAACAGGCTGGGCCAGAAGAAGTGAATCATGTTGAGGATGAGTCCCTTGATGTGACTACCATCCGCATCAGCATCCGTCATGATCATGAGACGACCGTATCGAAGTTCAGACAGGGACGTGTACACCTTGTCCTGTTGGAGTCCCAAAATCTTTTTGAGATCGTTAAACTCTTTGTTATCCATGAGTTGTTTGACAGAGGCGTCACGAACATTCTTACACTTACCTCGCAGGGGAAAAACTCCGTAGTGATCCCTGCCAACGATGGATAGCCCCGCGACAGCCAGGGTCTTCGCAGAGTCCCCCTCTGTGATGATCAGCGTACACTTGCTAGAGTCCGCGGTACCCGCCTTATTGGCGTCGTCCAACTTGGGTATACCCGTAATCTTAGACCTCCGGTTTCCGTCAGACTTTTTGAGTTCCTTGAGTTCCTTAAACTTGGACAGGGCCAAGAGTTCAGACTGGATGCTCGTCTTGAGAATACTCTTCACGAACGTCTTGGGTAGTTCAAACTTGCTTCCGAACTCTTGGGGTTTCAGGGTACACTCGGACTTCACCTGACTGCCAAAACTAGGGTTGACCAGGGTCGCCTTGACAAACACCGTAAAGGCATTCTTCACCTGGTGGGGTCGAAGCTGAATCTTCTTCTTCATCTCATCGATGATACCAGTCGATATGATATTCACCACATGATCCACGTGGGTACCACCCTTGGTAGTGCAGATGCCGTTGACAAACGACACCTGTTCAAACCCATCATCACTGGGTGCGACACAGACGGTCCAGTTTTCACTAGAGGCTGTGACAATCTCTTCACTCTTGGTATACATCTTGGCGTAGGTACTCAGGGGACACTTGGGAAGCACCTCACCCTGAAACTTCACCTTACAATTGGGAGACGTACACACGTTCGCGTCGTAGACGCGCTTTTCAAAAATCCTGTAAATATCATCATCGATTCCAGACATACCAAACAGGTACCATTCGGGGATGAAGGAAATACAGACGGAAGAAGTGGCTGCGGAGTGAGACGTAATCTTAGGGGGGTCGCACACGCGCATGTTTTTGGTCCACGACTGGACATATTTCTTCTTGTTTTCACCATCCTTGATGGTCACGGTAAACTTTGTGGAATACACGTTGGCCAGTTTGGCTCCGTAGCCATTGCGACCACCGACGACCCTCTTTTGATTATCATCGTAGTTGGTGCTGGTCAGGAGGTGGCCAAAGGTGAGTTCGGGATTCCAGATCCCCTCCTTCTCGTGCATCTTTACGGCGATCCCACCGAGGGGTCCGTTATTCTCGACAGATATGACGCCAGTCTCACGGTCGATCGTCACGGAGATGGCGGTGGTGTTCTTGGGGTACAAAGAGTTTCTGTCGATGGCATTCACGAGAATCTCATCGAAAATCTTTAAGAGCGCGGGGGAGTACGCGAGCATCTTCTTCTCGAACCGATCCTCCACACGGGTCCAGTAGGGTTCATAGACCCTCGATACGGGACCAACATAGGAATCAGGGCGCTTGAGAATATGTTCCACGTGTGTGAGCTTTTGGATACTCTCGGTCATCTTAACCCGTTTACGCGCGCTCTCCTTAAGAGACCTTCGAACCACTGAACGATTTCCGTTTGTGTTTTTGATTTGCTTCGAGGAGCAAAGTTTCTTATGTACCCTATCTCGCGGTATTGTAACAACTTAGGTTCTATTTTTACTTTATTTTTAAAACAAGAGTAACACACTTTCTTGAGATTTAAACCTACGAATGTGTAAAATAACGAATTGTTATCTAAAAAAATCGGGCGAATCCTAATATACTCTCGGACGAAAGATTTATTTACGGAACCACATGCCACCACACGTGGTTCCAGTGGTGCCTCACACTTGTAACATATCGAAGTCCATTTCAGATACATACATATGAGTATGATGTTTTTTTTTATATTTGTATGATATAATGATTGTAGTAGGTGCTGCTGCCGGTGGTTTAGTTGTAGGAATTATTATAGCGGTCATTATATATTTTTCGTTTTTAAGGAACGGTGAGAAAACAGAACCCGGGGAGTGCCCAAAACCCAAGGAGTGCCCAAAACCCAAGGAGTGCCCAGAGTGTCCAAAAC